GCCGGTATCGGCGTCTGGTCGCACGCCTTGCGCTCCGCAGGGTGGGACGATAACCGACCTGTTTGGACGGGTTCATGCCCGTGTCAGCCTTTCTCCGCTGCCGGTAAGCAGACCGGAACCGAGGACGAGCGGCACCTCTGGCCGACTTGGTTCAAACTCATTGAGCAGCGACGCCCTGCGGTCGTCTTTGGTGAACAGGTTGAAGCAGCAATTAGGCACGGCTGGCTCGACCTTGTTCAAGCTGACATGGAAGGAATCGGCTACGCCTTTGCAGCGGCCGGTATCCCTGCTGCGGGCGTCGGTGCGCCGCACATCCGACAACGACTGTACTTCGTGGCCGACACCGGATTGTCAGAATGGTCGGGACGGGACGGTCATACGGAAAGGTTGCGACCCGCTGGTGACAAAACATGGGGTAAGCCTGCACCATGCCGCCCAAATAGCCGGTTGGGTGACAACAACAACACGGGATTGGAAGGACTCGGGAGCCGACATCAAGCCGAGAGCGGACGGGACGGAGCGGTTCGACCAGTTGCCGAGGCAGGCGAATTTGGCGGGTTGGCCGACGCCGATGGCGGGTACGCCAGCGCAGAACGGGAACAACGCGGCGGGGAACAACGACTCAAGCCGCAAGACGGTGGAATTGTCGCACTGGCCAACGACGAGACAAGCGGACGGCGAGAAGAATGTTCGGACGTTGGGAGGGGCATTGTCGGAGATTCAGCGCAAGGGCGGACCGCAGGATTTAGCAATGGCGGCAGCGATAGCAGGACCGGCCCGACTAACGGCCACTGGCGAGATGCTGATTGGCTCTACTGCCGGGATGGAAAGTGGCGGCCAGTTGAACCCGGCACATTCCCGCTGGCTCATGGGGCTACCGCCCGAGTGGGACGACTGCGCGCCTACGGCAACGCGATCGTCAGCCAAGTCGCGCAAGAAATGATCGCCGCCTATCTATCGGTTCGTCCGTGAGTTTATAAAATGATAAATAACGCTAAAGAAGGTTGGCTTCTGGTTGTCTTTTCAGCCGATTGTGACGAGGACGGTAACTGCCCGCAATGCGGCGACGACTTCGGGGAGTGTGATTGCCCCGGCCCGACAATGGAGGACGAATTCGATTACGAGTTTTTCGAGGGGGAAATGTACGCGAAGCCGAAAGAGTCGGATGCGTAATTTCACCCCACGCGCCTACACCCACCTCGCCGTTAACCACCTTGTCGAGAACAAGCGGTCGGCCTTGCTTGCGAAGCCAGGTATGGGGAAAACAAGTTCGACCTTGGCCGCCCTCGACGCGATATACCTGGCGGGCGAATCGGCGCCGACCATCATCCTTGCGCCGAAGCGGGTGGCGAAGTACACATGGCCGACCGAGGTTGCTAAGTGGCGCGACTTTGCCGGTTACGGCATTTCCCCCATCGTCGGTACCGAGAAAGAACGCCTGGCCGCCATGCGCCGGGACGTTCCGCTGTTCACGATCAACTACGAAAACATCCCTTGGCTTCTCGACACCCTGGGCGGCAAATGGCCGTTCAAAATCGTCGTGGCGGACGAATCCACCAAGTTGAAAAACGTGCGCGTGTCGGTGCGGGACAGCAAGGCCGGTCCCTACGTCCACGCGGAGAAGGGTGGAAGTGGTCGTGCCGGATTGCTGGCCAAGGTCGCTTTCCACAAAGGCGTTGACCGATTCATCGAACTAACCGGGACACCGGCTAGTAATGGTTTAAAAGACCTGTGGGGACAATTGTTCTTTCTCGACATGGGCTACCGGCTAGGTCGGTCCTACGGCGCCTTTGAACAGCGGTGGTTTGAGCGGGTAATGAAGCACAAGAATGACAAATTCGGCGAACTGCGTCCCCGCGTCGGAGCCGAGGCGGAAATCAACGCGAAGATCGCCGACTTGTGCCTTGCCCTGCATCCGAAAGATTGGTTCCCCGACCTAGAAGAACTGTTGCAGTTCACCGTCGAAGTTGAGTTGCCGGCCAAGGCCCGCGCGCTATACAACAAGATGGAAAAAGAAATGTATATCGAGATTGCCCAAAAGGGCGTCGAGGCGTTCAACGCGGCCGGCATGACCATGAAGTGTCGGCAGTTGGCCGCGGGGTTCGTCTATACGGACCCAGAGACAAAGGCGTTCGCCGAGGTTCACGACGAGAAGATTCAGGCCCTTGAGGACATTTACGAGGAATGCGGGGGAATCCCGTTGTTGGTCGCATATCAGTTCAACCCTGGAGATATAGAACGCCTGTTGAAAGCCTTTCCCAAAGGGGTTGATCTATCCACCGACGCGGGCCTAAAGAAATTCATTGCGGGAGAAGCGCAGTATGGTTTCGGCCACCCGCAGTCGATCGGCCACGGTTTCGACGGTATGCAGGACATTACCAACGTCATCGTCTTTTTCTCGTCGGACTTCAACCTTGAGTACCGGGAACAGATCATCGAACGTATCGGCCCGACGCGCCAGCTACAGAGCGGGCATAAACGAAAGGTGCTGGTCTACGACATCGTGGCGGTCGACACCATCGACGAAGTGGTACTGAAACGGCTAACTGCGAAATGTTCTATTCAGGAGGCGCTTTTTGATGCAATGAAGAAAAAATCACTTGTGTAGTATTTTATCAACTGCTAAAATCTTTTCCATCGCAGCAAACAAAAACTTAGCCTATGCTAAACGGCATAGAACTTTAGGAGTAGTACATGAGTCTGATTTCATATAACGAGTTGTGCCAGATGGTCGAAGCCGGAGTGATTACCGGCGTCGATTTGAAGGACGTCAACGGCACCTCAATCGACGTGCACCTGGGCGACACCATCCTCGTCGAACAGTATGGCGAAGGTGCGCAAACGGTTTCGCTGCGCGACAAGCAAGCTCTCAACATGCGCCCTGAAAAGATGGCCGCCGGCGGGTACTACGACCTCCGCCCCCGCGAATTCATCTTGGCCCACACGGTTGAGAAATTCAACCTGCCGGACAACATCAGTGCCGAGTTCAAGTTGAATTCTTCGGGCGCCCGTATCGGCCTGGAAAACGCACTGGCGACGTGGTGTGACCCGCATTGGACCGGAAGTGTCCTGACGTTGGAATTGTGCAACCTGACGCGATTCCACGCGATTCGCCTGCACAACGGATGCCGTATCGGCCAGATGATTTTCCACAAGTCTGAGCCGGTCCCGGCCGACCGTGGGTACGGTGTTCGCGGGCGTTACAACGGTGACGCGACTGTTAGCGGGGTGAAATCGTGATCTTGTCCGAACAGAAAACCGCGCCCCAAATGCTACAGGACGCAGCCAACACGATGGCCGCCCGCGCCGCGCAGGACGACAAGCCGGAAGGCGAACGTAGTATGGGCGCGGCCGTGCCGGCGTTCAACATCATTACCGGAAACGACATGCGGGAGAGTCACGGGTGGTTGCTGCTTCAACTACTCAAGGATGTGCGCGACAACCAAAGGGACAAGGCCCACGAAGATTCCCTGGTCGATTGTGTGGCGTACTTGGCCCTCAAGGCGGAAGCCCGATTGGCGGGTCCCTGAAATGACCGTCCTATCGAGCTGACTGGCGCCGGTTCACGCCAACGTCGAAAAGGCAACCGAGGTTGAAAAACCCGCAGGTTCGCGTACAGAACGGGTTCAGGCTGAGTACGCCCGACTGTTCGCCACGCCGACCACGGTTGCCAAAGCGGCAGCCGAATACGGTGTCGACAACGTAACCATGCTCAATCAGATTTATCGGTATGAGAAAAAAGGCTGGATGGGACGGGGCGAACACCCCGAAAACTCCCCCGGCCGCCCACTGTTGTTCGTCTGGAAAGGCCCTAAATGAAATACTTTTTGTTCCCGAAGTTGGGTCCGTGGTACATGGCCCAGGCCCGCATCGCGGTCGTGCATTTTGTGACTATCCCGCTGGCCGTCCAGACCGAGTTCTGGAATACGTGGGCGGCGGTCTACCGCTCTCCCCGCTAATTTCCGCACGCCAACAATATTATCAATCGCTAACATTGGATATATAACATGCTAAAGTCCCTACGCTTGTTTCTCGCACGCCGCAACCTTAAACACGCCCTGAAACACGAAGAAATGTTGCGGGAATCCGCTGAATACATGCGGAAAGTCATTCTCCCGCAACGTGAAGAACAACTGCGCCGTCGTGAAATCGACGTTTTGGTTGCCGCGCACCTGAAAGCACAAAAATGATTATTTCGCCAATTTCGGTCGCCATCATCGGACACCTTGGTTCTGACTTGTCGGTGGTCAATGCTGCACGCGTGTCGATGGCCAAAGAAAGTTCGTGGGAACAACACTACGAGGGGGAGGACTACAACATGCTGTCCGGTGTTCACTTCCCGTTGTTTCGTGAGGGTCTTGCGGAACGTGACGTGAAGTTGTTGGGCTACCTCGCCAAGCACAAACATTGGACGCCCTTCTCGCACCCGCAGATTTCGTTCCGCATCAAGGCGCCGATCTTCGTCGCCCGCCAGTGGTTCAAGCACATGATCGGGTTCACCCGCAACGAAACGTCCCGCCGGTATGTCGACGACGCGCCGGAATTCTACATACCGGATGCCGTGCGCTCCCGCCCTGACGGCAACATTAAACAGGGTAGTGGCGCCACGCACCCCGAAAGTGAAACGTGGCGTGAAGTCATGGTGCAGGCCGCCGGTACTATGTTGGCGACCTACGAAGTGATGATCGCCGACGGCGTTGCGCCCGAGCAGGCCCGCGCCGTACTCCCGCAAAATATGATGACCGAGTGGATTGAAACGGCATCGCTGGCGGCCGTGTGTCGGGCCTGCGCCCTGCGCCTGGACCCGCACGCGCAACTCGAAACGCGGGAAGTCGCCGAGCAGATGGCCGAACTGGTCGCCCCGCTGTTTCCGGTGTCGTGGTCCGCATTGATGGGAGTGGACAATGTCTGACGTGGCCGACGACGCCGACCTCCAAGTTGTCGCGTTTGCCGCCGCTGCGGCGGCCCGCCGCAAGCCGGAAGGCCCCAAGGCCATCGGCAAGTGCCTGTATTGCTACAGCGCCCTCCCCCGCGGCGTTCGGTGGTGTGACACGGGTTGCAAAGGCGATTGGGAACTTGAACAGGAAGCCAAGCAAAGAAACGGGAGCAGAGCGTGATACCCAAACCAATCTATGACTTCCTGCCGACGATCTATGTCGCCGCCGGCGCCCTGCTTGCTGCGGAGTTCCACGAAGGCGTCGGCAAGGGGGCCGCCCTGGTACTCGTACTAGCCGGTGTTTTGGTGTTCAACATGCGCCTCAATAGCCGCGTTCGTGACCGGAGAAACAATCGTGTCTGAGGATGATAAAGTGATCTGGCGCCGCGACTTGCAAACCGTCATGGGCGTGACGAGTGAAACCGTCCGCCGATGGTTGAAAAGCGGTAAGTTGCCCGCGCCGGACGTTTCAATGTCGCGTCAGACGATGGGGTGGCGCACTTCAACATTGCGCGCCGCCGGCATCAATCTCGCAGATTAGCAGAGAATGAAGATGACATTAAAAGCCCTGCAATTAGCAAGAAAAGAAATCGAAGCACTCCGCGCCCATCTTGCCGAGCGTGATGCTGAGATATCCCGCCTATCGTCAGCATTCAACCGTAGGACTAAGGAAGCTGTTGCGCTTCTTGATGAGCTAAATAAAGCCGAGCAGCAACTCACCCAAGCACAGGCTGAGATTGAGCGGCTGAAGGCTGAACATAAGTGCGTTAGTTGGTCGGCTGAGAATGAACATCTTCAAGAGCAACTAGCCGCAGCGCAGGCTGAACTGGAAGCCTGCCGGAAGGATGTTGAAAGACTAAAAGCTCCTGCAATGGTCGGCTCCGTAAGGTTCGGCAAAGGCGTTGAGTCTCGACTTGTTATAGAAGCCGCACAGCGATTATATGCAAACGAAGTAACTCCTGAAAAAGAGGCCGAGAGAATTCGTCGAGCAAGAACATCACTTGACGACTTTTTAAAAGTTGGCGGCCAGCACCCCTATTCGTGCACATGTAACCTGTGCGCAGCGGCAGCACCGAAGGAGAAGCCATGAATCATATAAAGAAACTGCGTTGGTTGGGAGATTTCCTAGCGGCAGACGCAGATAGCAAAGGTATTGGCCAAGGTTCAGAGGGCGCTCGCTATTGTTTCGCAGGTGCGGATGCGATTGAAGAACTCCAAGCAGAAAACGCCGCGCTGAAAGAGCAGGTGGCGCAGCTTCAAACAATCATTTCCGAGGAAGCAAAAGACTCCGGAAATGTAATCCTTGAGCTAGATCAGGCAAAGAAAACCATCTCAGAGCAGCAGGCTCACATCAAGAAGTTGCGGATGTTGGTTGAGTCAGCAAACAAAGGCGTGGCTGGAGCGCATTCTGTAATGTGGCAGAAGAAAGCTAGAGAAGCCCTCGCCATCGAATCCAGCACGGAGGCTCTCCGTGAGCATGACGCTCAGTTGATCGGTAAAATACGGGACATCGTGCGGGCCGCCTACCCCACGGAAGAAACCTCTGCAGGGTTGGCCTTGATGTTGGAGGCCGAACTGGAGGGGATGCTAGACCGCCTTGCATGAGTCCAACCAATCCGCCCAGGCTTGAAGCATCGTTCGGCGTTCCGCAAGGTACGCCGATCTGTTGTATACCGACCGAATCTTGTTCTCGGGCACATGCGCAAGCTGGCGCTCAATCGCGTCGGGGTTGTACCCCCTGTCGTTCGCCCAAGTTGACCCAATCGACCGAAATCCGTGGCCGGTCATCCGGCCTTTGTACCCCATCCGGTGAAGCAGGTACAGAACCGAGTTCTCCGACATCGGGCGGTCGTTTCGGCGGTCGCAAGGAAACACGTAGTCCGACCCCGACGACCGAGCGCGCATTTCCTCAATGACTGCCAACGCCTGTTTCGACAACGGTACAGCGTGGTCTTTCCGGCGTTTCATCTTTCCGGCCGGTATCACCCACATATCCCCGTCGATTTCACCCCATTGCATCATTCTCAATTCGTTCGTCCGCACCCAGGTTAGCGCCAACAGCCGGCAGGCTAGGACGCTTTGCAGTTCGCCTTCCATGTCCAGGCGTTGAATGAACGCCGGCACTTCCCGCAAATCGAGAGCGGCGAACGACTCAACCGGCGACTTGCCGAACGCTTTCTCCGGGTCAATGGCGGCAACCGGGTTGACCGCGGCGTGTCCGTTGGCTACCGCCCAATCGAATACTTGCCCGACCCACATTCGCACCCGGCGAACGTAGACGTGCAATCCCTTGGCGTCCATCCGTTGCAGTTCGGCCAACAGCATGTCGCGGTCGATTGCGCCGATCGGTGTTTTCCCGAGTGTCGGGAACAAGTGCATTTCAATTCCACGTTCGGCATTGCTGCGGTAGGAGTCGGTAACGTCTTTCCTGCCCGCCCAATAGCTTTCTGAGGCTTGGGTAAGGGTTATGCCTTGCCGCACCTTGCCGGCCGCCGCGGGGTCGTTCCCGTCACGCAGCGCGGTCTTTATTTCGTCGCGTTTCCGTCGCGCTTCGGCAAGCGATACGCTAGGATACGGCCCGAGGGATTTTTGCTGCGGCTTCCCGTTGAGTCGGTAGGCCACTCGCCAGGTCTTTGTACCGGACGGCGTAACGAACAGGAACAGGCCGCCGCCGTCGAATATCTTTTGGGGTTTGTCTGTAGGCTTGACGGCCTTGCACTTGGCCTCATTCAGCGTGTTTGTAGGCATTTTCTGTTACCTCCATGTCGATGCCTACACGGATGCCTACGTTGGTACTGTGGTGCTATGTTGTTTTACGTTGGCTTGTGTGGGCTTATGTGGGTAACTATAATTGAAAAAACCCCTGTTTATAAGGGGTTTCGGTGGGGTTCTGTGTTGAACCGTTGTTTCTTGTGGGTAGTCGCTGGCGGAGAGGGTGTCAGCCGAACATCCTGCAACCACGGGCCTTTCAAGGCACGAATTCTGCCGATGCCTACAAAAATGCCTACATTCGCACGCCGTTAGATTTCAATCAGCACGGCGGTCAACGACGGTGCGACGCCCTCGATTATACCGTTCCTGACAAACACTTTCTGCCCGACCGAGGCGGTACCACGCACGCTGACGGGCGAACCGTCGGGTAGCAGAACGATTGCGCCGTAGGTTGACGTCGAGTCGACTGTGCCGATCAACAGCGGCGCATCCGGCAGTAGTTGTTTCAGTCGCTTCCAAAGGTTTGTCGTGGTCATGCTGCCGCCTCAATAGTCAAAGTCTGCCGGACGGTCGGCCAGTTCACCGACACGTTGTTCGCACGCACGATACCGCGCCGGGTATTGGTGCCGTCGCTGAATTCAATCAACCGGCACACGTCGATTACCCCGGTGCTGTCTAGTACCGGCAGGGACAGTTGCATCATCGCCTTGCGCCCGGTATCACTCAGGATGGAAATACCGCGTTGCCGCGCGGCGTCGGCGTGCGTAATGAGTTGACTTGTCACCATTGGCGCTGGCTTGTCGCCAGCGGTGCCCGTGATCTTCACTTGGCCAATCACGCCGACCTTTTCACCCGACACATAGACCACGTTGTAGTCGGGCTTTTCCAACCACTCAAGGGACTCTGTTTCGGCAATGGAGGCCGGGATGACGTAATCCGGTGTGGCCGAGGCCCAATCCCAAGGCTTGACCGCATACCGCGGCAACATGCGCAGATCGCGCGTCGCCCAATCAGCCTGCAGTACCGAA